CCCCGCGGTTTCGGGGGAGGAGCAGCCCTTTTTTTCACCCCCTACGGGGTCAAACTGCAGAAAAACAGCCGAAAAGCCGCCTTTTCTGACACCAAACAGACAAAAAGCGAAGCCTCGCCCCGCTGCTGTGTCAGAATTTCTGGCGCTCCAGCAATTAATCATAGTCTTCTCGTTTAGCTGTTCTCTCGCTTCGGCTCTTGCGCTGATGGCAACTCAGGCAAAGCGGTTGAAGGTTGTCTTCGTTCCACATTTCGCCGCCTAATCGCACGGGCCTAATATGATCGATAACCGTGGCTAATTTAATTGCGCCAGCCTCTCGGCACTCTCTGCAAGTTGGTTCGTCTCGAAGTATAGCAAGCCGCAGCGCCTTCCATTGCTTTGTATGGTACAATGGATTGACAAAAGTTTTAACGGCATAGCTGCCGCCTACCTTGCCCAATTGCTTTAGCTTATTTTCTGGAAACTTTGGCACGCTTAGGCTTTTCAGGTTCAACAAGTACAGCAAGCTTAGCGCCTTCTACCCAGTCCTTACGAACTAACCAGCGCACGGCTCCCGTTGTTAGGTTCTTAATTTTATCCTCTACCTCATAGACACGGCAGTAGGGGCGTGGGGTCGCCGTTCCGCATACCTTATACACATAGCCCTTGCGGTGGTAATAAATCCCGTTAAGGCTCCAATCCTCGGCTACTATGGGCTGATCGCTATATATAAACTCTAGCACAGGCATACAATCTGCTCAAATATTCTAATAAAGTCATCTACTGTTCTAATAACAAAGTACTGGAAGCCGTTATCTTCTACGAGCTGCTGCCACTCCTTCTGCGTCGGCGTTTGCCTACCTAGCGGCGCCTTTAGTTCAAACATATAAGCGCGGCCTTTCCAGTACAGTACTAAATCAGAACGGCCTGGCACTAGGCCTAGCTCTCTATTCATCTTGCCCTGCCTAGGGTTTGCTGAGTTGTTGAGGTTGTAACACAGTAGCCCGCGCGTTTCTGGGTGCTTGTAGAAAGCCCAAGTAAAGCAGGCCTTTTGTAGTCTAGTCTCTAAGTAAGTTACCATCCTTTATCCTCCCCGTCTTCGCTTAGATCAACGTCGCCAGGTTGCTGCTCGAGCCAATCGTAAAAGTCATTAGCATCTTTGTACTCGTCAAAGGTAGCGAGTAGCTCGCCGTCATAGTAAACTCTGAACTCTCGCACGTTATTTACCATTGCCTCGGTTATTCTGATCCAAACTCTTGACACTTTGCGGCTATTTGTTGCAATTATAACTATTTTTTTCTATTTCTCTTTAATACTGCGAATACTTAGCCAGCCAAGGCGTAAACATACAATTAACAATCGGAGCCTCGCCGTGCCTGTTTTTACCTACCACTAGCTCGGCCTCTTCTTTGTTGTTAGCGTTAAATTCGTCTCTGTCGTAATAGGCAGGCCGATAAGGGAAAATAATAACGTCGGCATCTTGTTCTATTGCGCCAGACTCTCTAAGATCTGAAAGCATCGGCCGCTTATCCTGCCGACTTTCTACACCTCTAGACAGCTGAGCCAAAGCCACGACGGTAATGCCCAAGTCTTTAGCCAGTAGCTTAAGCGTGCGGCTTATTTCAGCTACCTCTTGCTCGCGCGTCCGCCCCTTTGTTATCGGGCTTTTTATTAGCTGTATATAGTCAACAAAAAGAACGTCTAAGCCGTGCCTAGATTGATGCCTGCGCACCTTTGCCACTAATTCGCCGAGCGTTACGCTAGCTTCGTCGTCTATATAAATATGTTCCCGCCGCCCTTGCGCATATTCTACCAAGGTTTTAACGTGTTCGCTGTCATAGTTCCCACGGTTTAATATCCCTGCGTTTAGGCCTGTTTCAAGACTTAGCCAGCGCTTAATTAACTGCTCGCTGCTCATTTCAAGGCTGATAAATAGCACGCGGTGCCCAGCTTTTGCCGCTTCGTTTGAAAAAGACAAAGCTAGGGCTGTTTTCCCCATTCCTGGGCGGCCTGCTACTATTACCAAGTCGCTAGGGTTATAGCCGCCTATTGCGCTGTCTAACTCTCGAAAGCCCGTAGTTAACCCCGTCAGGCTCTCGCCTTTTTCGTGCGCCGTGCTTACTTTGTCTATATATTCATTCGCTATATTAGTCGAGCTGCGAGGGTCTTTGGTGTCTGTAAAGCCCGTTAAACTGATAAGCTCCGTAAGCTGCGCAAGCTTAACCTGCGGCTCAAGGTCTGCGTGCGCCAATTCCGCGAGCTTTGCATTTAATAGCGTGCCGTTGTATTGTGTTTCAAGGTAACGCATTTGCGCCTTAAAATCTTCGGCCGCTGTGTATTTTGAACTTAGCCGAGCTAGCTCAATCATAGGCACCGCGTCTTTGAGCTTTTTAACTAAGGTTATAAGGGTAACGTCTTTACCATCTAAATACAGCTCATTGGCCGCAGCTATTATTTTGCCTCCGCTTTCTGAAAACCATTCGGGTTTTAAACGTGGCAGCTCGCTTAGGTGTTGTTTATCTGCTAAAACGCCGCTTAAAATGTACTCTTCGGCATCTTTGGCGTAAGGTATATGCTCTAAGATCATAAAGTTAGCCTCTAGGGTTATACTTCGGGTCTGGCTTGTGACCTCTAATCATTCCGTAAGCCTTGAGCTCAGCCTTTAGCGCCGCTTTCTCTGTGTATGCCTCCCAGTCTTTTATCTCGCCCTTTTTGTAAAGAGGCCAGAAGGAGTCATAAAACTCTTGCGCTACCATATCAATAAGCCCGTGCTGGGCGAATATGTCGCATATCTTCTTGTAGTCAGGGCCTGGACGCTTTGCAGGCTGTCGAGTAGGTCTAAAATCATCAGAACTCAAAAAATCACCATCACTCTCTTTATTTGATTTATTTATTTCTTTGTTTATTTCTTTATTTATAGCATTGCGTTCGCTATGCGTTTGCATTGCGTTTGCATTGCGTCCGCTTTGCCATCGCATTTCAGCCGCAGCCTTAGCCTTTTGACTCTTTTCGTCAAAATAAGCCATACGTTTGGCAATAGCGTCAGAGCTTAGGACGTTTGCCTTTATCTTAAATAGCCCGAAGTTTTCGGCAACGCTTTTAACTAGTTCGGCGTTAGTTCTAAGAGTGTAGGCAATCAAATCGGCATCCCATTCGAGGGCGTTATCTTGCTCCCAGGTCATTTCTACTAAGCACCAATACAAGCCAATACCTTCGAGGCCGTGCTTAATTTGTAACTTGATAAGCTTAGGATCTTGCCTAGCGTTGTAGTCGTGCGGTAAAAACCGCGTTTTGAGTTGTTTAGCCGTGTCGGCTGTTTTGCTTTGTTTCATTTTTGCAATAAAAAAGCCCACCCAGTCGCGGCGGTAGGAGCGCACGCAGCCAGGCAGGCCTAGATTTTTATAGCATTTTACCTCTCTCCTACAGAAGTAAGCCCCAGCCGTCGCCTTCAAGCCGCCAGGGCTGCCGCTAATTTAAGGGAGTTTTTGCGCCTCCTGCAAACACTTCTCATAAAAAGGAGACAGTCTTAGCCCGCTTTCGTGGTGTATCAACTGCCCGTAATCCGCGCTCTGCTTGAGTAAAGTCGCTAGCGCCCATCTTGTAACATTCGCCGCCTTTTTCTTAGAGCCGATCAGGTCAAAAGCTTCTAGGTAGAGCTGGTTAACATATTTTTCAGGGTTCATTCTCTTAGCGTTTTGCGTATATCTTCGGGCAGCTCTTTTACCCATAGCTCTTTTAACTCTTTCTCTGGCGAGTCAATAAATACGGTCGTGTGATCTTCTTCTGTGCCTTTTACAATGGCTACAATGTAAGCGGGGTTTACTAGGTAAGTAGCGCCGTCTTCTTCATGGGAGTGTAAATAAATTAAGTACATTGTTTTTACTTTCTTTTAATTGTTTAACTTGTTAAAATTGAGTTTCTTATAGCCTAGAAAGGTAATATAAAAAAGCTGTAAAGCATAAAGCTTGTTACTAGAAAAGCCGCCCAAGCTAGGTCTTTTTTTAGGTTAGTTTTCATATCTTTTTCGGTCATAATGTTGCTTTTATCGGTCAAATTGCGCCGCTTTTGTGCCTTTAATTGCTCATTATTGAGTTATAAACTGACGCTATTTAGCCAAATTCCGTCACTTAACTGACGCTATTTAGGCTTTACAGCTCGACTCCCTCCCTGATATGCTCCTGCGCCCATTTGCGGTTAAAACAAGGATCTATAGCCGCAGAAATTAAAAGGTCAAAGTACTGCGCCCGTCTGCTAGCTTCTTGTCTTTGCATTGTTGCCTTGCGCTTACTGTTGCCCGTGTTAGCCACCTCTGCAAGTTCTAGCGCTTCAAAGTATTTGCTCCAAGCCTCTTGGCGTTGCTCTATCCAATAGTCTAGAGCTGTATGCGAACTGCGCCAGGTCATTTAACGCCTCCCTCTGCACGTTTCTTAGCATAATAGCGCTTACTGTACTCGCGCTGCCTTTCCCGCTTCTTTTTTAGTTTGTAATAAGCGCGCTGCTTGGCTCTGCGCTCTTCCAGCTGCGCTTCGGTCAGTTCTTTTTTAGGCTTTTCTGCTTTAGCCTCTACTTGTTGCGCTTTTGGCTCTTTTGGCGCCTTGTCTTTTATTGCCGCTTGGTAAAGGTCGTAAAGTTCGTTACGGCTCTTTTTTAAGTCGCTAACAACCTTCTCAAAGTCTTCGGTAGCGCCGTTAACTAGAGCCTGCCATTTGTTTGTACTTTCGTTAAACTTTTCGGCCTGCTTTGCCAACTTAGAGCGCAAGCGGTTGCGCATTGTATCTTCTCGGTAAAGCCAAAATGCAATAGTTGCAATGTTGAGCGTAATGCTTAGGTACAAAATCATTTCTTTGCTCCTTTCTTTTCTGTCTTAGGGTTACCATTCAAAGCGCCCGCCTTCCCTTTGTAATACTTCGGCTTGCGCGCCTCTTTAGCAATGTGTTCAGCCCAGTCGTTAAAGAACTCTACGGGCTCTTCACGCTCTAGGGGTTTACGGGGCGGCACTTCTTTTGGCTCGAAGTTGTCTAATTTACGGGCTAGGTACTTCGCAACGTAGTAAACTAGCAGAATTGAAACTACAAGGCCGATAACGGGCCATGGGTTTTCTGATAAAATGTCTTGTTCTGTCATTTTGTTGTTCTTTTAATGTGGTTCAAACATACAACAGAACCGCGCAAACTTGCAACAATAATTTAATAAACGGCTTGTTTCTTTAGTAAATAAACAAAAAAAGCCCCCCATCTCTGGGGAGCCTCACACATGAAAAAAGTCTAATAACCAAATATCAAACAGAAGAGCAGGCGCAAGTTACACCTATTCTACTGACTTTACCAAGCGCTCAAGATACCAAAGCGCCTTTTTAAGATCCTCGGCCCCGTTCTTTTTGTCATAGCGCCAGACGTACTTTAGCACATTGCCGCGCAGATAGCCCCTGAACTGTTCTTTAGTTAGGGCGCTTTCTAAAGCGTCTATAGCTTCAACTTTCCCAGCGTAGTGCTGCGGGTTGTTAACTGTGTCGAAACCCGCCATAATTAGAACGGCAACCCGTCGTTATAATCGTCTACTGGCTTGCTAGCTTGCTTAGGAACCGCAGGCGCTGCCGTTTTCTCAGCTCCCCCTAGCAACTCGATAAACTGCGCACGGCAATTTATGTAAGTCTTGCCTTGGTGTTCGCTCAGCGAAGGCAAGCCCTCAACTAGTACGCTTTTACCCTTTTTAAGGTACTGAGCAAGCGCTGCGCCTTGGCTAGCTTCTCGGTAATAGGCGCAGCCGATCCAGAGCGTTTCCTTGTCTCGCCCTTGGCTTACACCTACTGAGAATCTAATTTGCAAGCTTCCGTCCTGCATTGTTTTGGTCTCGGCATCCCGTCCTAGGTTGCCTGTAAATTGTAGTTTTAACATATCTATTTTAGTTCTAATAATAATTTCCTCAGCATCTTAATGCTCTGCGGCTCGTCTAATTCCCAGCGCCTAAGCGTCGAGCGGTCAACTCCTGCCGTTTTGCAAATCCTGGTTAAGCTTGTGCCTTTATCTATGCATAGCTTTTTTAACTCCTTCGCTACGTTTTCCTTTCCTATATCCATAATGCAAAAGTAAGCCTTTTTTATGTATATTTGCAAATATGAAGAGCAATTTAGACTATCATTTAGACACGACCCGCATAAGCAAAAGCGGGTTAGACTTGATCCAGAAAAGCCCAGCGCATTACTTCGAGCGCTATTTATCGGGTAGGCACCAAGAAAAAAGCAGCAAAGCCCTAGAAATTGGCAGCGCCGTTCACGCGGCTGTACTAGAGCCTGAACTATTCGCAGAAACTTACGGCGTTTTACCCGAGGTTGACCGCAGAACAAAGGCAGGAAAAGAAGCTTTCGAGGCGTTCCTAGAAGCCAACCCAAATAAAGCCTTTTTAAGCGCTTCGGACTTCCAGCAATGCCTAGCCCTAGCCGAGTCAGTTAAAAGCCACTCAAAGGCCTCTAAATTGCTAGAAACAGGCATAGCCGAGCAGACTATTATTTGGGATGACCTAGCAACAGGCGCACCTTGTAAAGCCCGCCCCGATTTTGTAACGCAGCGAATGGGCAGCACGTTTATTGTAGATCTTAAAACAACAGAAGACGCAAGCCCTCGCGGTTTCAGCAGAAGCGCGTATAAATACCGCTACCACGTGCAAGCCGCTTTTTATCTTGACGGCTACGAACAGGCGCACGGCATTACGCCCGAGGCTTTTATTTTTGTCGCAGTAGAAAAGACGCCGCCTTACTTAGTTGCCTGCTATATTTACGGCCCTGAGGAGCTGAACCTAGCACGCGAGACGTATAGAGCAAACCTAGCGACGTACTTGGAGTGCCGAAATAGCAACAGCTGGCCAGGTTACCCCGAAGTCATTAATCCCTTAGAACTACCTAATTACTAAATATATGTCAGAAAAAGAAACAACCCAAGAGCTAGCGACGGACTTAGCGCCGCTGTCAATTACTAATTTCGAACACGCGCAGCGAGTAGCAAAAGCACTCAGTTCTTCTAACTTAATCCCGCAGAACTACCAAGGCAACATACCTAACACCCTAGTAGCCCTCGAAATGGCAAACCGAATCGGAGCCTCGCCTTTAATGGTTATGCAGAACTTGCACGTAATCCATGGCCGCCCATCTTGGTCTAGCTCCTTTATTATTGCAGCACTAAACAGCTGCGGGCGCTTTTCTGCTCTTAAGTTCGTAACAGACAAAGCAGGATGCAAAGCCGTAGCTACTGAGCTAGCAACTGGCGAGCTAATCGAAGGGCCGATTGTTACGCTGGAAATGGCAAACGCCGAAGGCTGGGCCACTAAGGCAGGGTCTAAATGGCGCACTATGCCCGAGCTTATGCTACGCTATAGAGCAGCCGCTTTCTTTGGCCGCCTTTATGCCCCCGATATTCTAATGGGTATGCAAACAGCAGAAGAAGCCGCAGACGTTGTAAGCGTCAAAAAGGAAACAATAGCCGAAGACCTTAATTCTAAGATTTAAGGCTTTTCAGCATCTCAATAAGCCCAGGGTGGGGGTAGGTGTCTACTTTGTCTACCCTGGTGCTATTGTGCGTAAATACCCCGCTCTCGCCTTTTAAGGCTCTAGGCGTTACCTCGAATATATCGGGGTTGTAGGTTAAGTCTATCCCGTACTTTTGCCCCCATAACAGGAGCAACTTGCGCGTGCTTTCAATCTGCTCGGGCGTGTAATTCTCGTAATACTTGT